TTCATATATATTCCAGAGGGTAATTCATCGCCCCCCTACCCCCCAAACAGTTTTTTATTCCGTCAGGTAATCAAACTTCCTCGTAGCCGTTTGACAGGCGTCACGCTGTTAGATAATTTATTTAATGTCGCTTTCTAACTAACCCCCTACGACTTTTTTAAATAATAATTGATAGGCATAAACCAAAATTGTAGGAATTGTTAAAACTAATAATGCAATAAAAATTGAATCCATAAAAAAATCCCCTTAGGTATGGGTTGCGTCTGATTTGTCGTGGTGCAACCCACGCCTAAAGGGACAATCAGACTTACCACGACCATATTATAACATATAAGTCAATAGTTGACAAGTATATCTAACGTATGATAATATAAAACTATGAAAAATCAATTTGCAGTAGAACTAGCCAAACTATCTTGGGAGAAAAGAAAATCCCCACAAGAATACCAACGACTAAAAGAAATATCAAAACTTGGTGTAAAAGCAAGACAAGATAAGAAAATTAGCCTCAAATTGACTATTGACAACCAAGCGTAAAGGTGGTAATCTATTATCAATGAGACAAAGTAGATTATTTCATAAAAAATATAAATTGCACAAAAGAACATACATCATTGTATTACTACTATTAGCTTTTATATTCTTAGTATGCATAATTGGCAGAAAAGCTAAACTTCAACAAAACCTTACCCATCACTACCTTTTGCAGTCAAAAGCGTATGCTAGAGAGCTACAAGAGCTTAAAACCTATATTAAACCAACGATTGACTACACAGGAAAAGACAAAGCAATATATATAATTAAAAAAGTATGGAGAAAAGATTGGCAAGTAGGCGTTGCTCTTACTGAGTGTGAAAGTGGATATAGAGAAAAGGTTGTCAACTCTATTGGGGCAACAGGATATTTTCAAATCAATGCACCTGTACATAGAGTACCTATTGAAGAAATGCAAAATGGTTGGGCAAATGCTGGATATGGATATGCTCTTTATAAAGAACAAGGGCTTGTACCTTGGGTTTCAAGTAAGGAGTGTTGGAATGACAAAATATGAGTTGTATAAGTAGTTGTTTACATTTAGATATTAGCGAGGATTTAAAAGACCAAGCTATGATTGACACTAAAAAGATTAAAGACCAAAAGGGATTCAACAATCCCACAACCATTGAATTGAATAAGGACAATGATTATATTGGCTCATTAGCACAAAATGGTTTCTTTCAATATATCAATGCAATAGGTTATAAATTAGACGAGACTACACCATTTTTTGATAATAAATTACATAAAGACGATTATGATTTTAAACATAGGGGTGCAACTTATGATATCAAAGGTAGTCCTATGCAATCTGGTTGGCAAGAAGTAAAACCAAGTTCTCAATTTTTAATTAAAAACGACAGCGAAGGAAAAAAAGTTTGGTATTATTATTTTGTTAAGGTTGATCTAGAAAATGATATATTACATTTTGCAGGTATCATTCCTTATGAGCAAGTATGGAGAGACGACAACCAATTTGAAAGTAAATATCCTTGTAGATATATAAAAGGAAAAGAATTAAAACCATTTAGGTTATAAAGGGGGTGAATATGGAAGAAAAAGACGCAGTTGTATTTACAACATTTAAAAGTAAAACAGGATTTGTAATTAACGCTACTCAGAGAGGAGATAGTTTAGCTGAAGCCTATGTTAAGTTAGGCGAGTTTATTAAGGACATGGAAGGTGTGCCTTATGAAAAATCATTCAGTAAACCTATTTCTGCTTCTGGTGGATTATGTAAAGTCCATGAAGTTGAAATGAAACTAAACAAAAATGGAAAACCTTATCACTCAGAAGGTAAGTATCCAGATTTAAAGTTCTGTAATGGAAAGGGATTTCCAACAGATATTGCTGACGAGGTTAACGAGGCATTTGAAAAAAACGACCCCGTTAATTTTTAATTATCTCTTGATGGATGGGTATTAGTTCCCGATAGCTAGTACCCATCAATGAAAAGATATGAAAATACTAGACATAAACAAAAGATTAGAAGAAATAAAAGAAGAATTACCTAAAGCTCTAAAACAGGCTTGGGATACTGAAAGTGCCTATAATAAGGTTTATTATCAAGTACTTATACATTCTCCTTTAGGTACAGCAGAAAAAAGAGAAGCAGAAGCCAAATTAGTAGCTGAACAAGAAAATGTACTTAATCCATATCAAGAAGCGAGAATTGAATTAAGAAGCCTATTGCATGAAAAAGAATGTTTAATAGAAATATCAAGAAATATGAGGACAATGCATGGAGACGAATAAACTAACAACTAATGATTTTATAGATGAACTAAGACAAATCTTTGTAGAAGGAGAGTTTGCACATAGATGGGCATTAATTGAAACATACCATAAAGCTGGAGAACTAATTGTTAGTCAAGGTATAGATAATTTGCAAGATGTTGCACAATCCATAGGAAGAAGTGAAAGAACTCTTTATTACGCAGTTAAGTTTTATGAAAAGTTTCCAGATATAAATATATTTCCAGAAGGTAAAAATATATCATGGAATAAAATAGTAACGACTTATTTACCAGATACAAAAAGAGATATAGAACATGAGCATCAGCCAATAACAATTTGTTCTAGTTGTAAAAAAAGAATATGAAAACTAAAACATTATCTTATTACAAAAAAAGAGCTTGGACAGAGTTTAGTAGATATATTAGGCAATCTAACGCAGACAAAAATGGAATGGTTAAATGCTATACTTGTGGAGTAGTTAAGCATTGGAAAAAACAACAAGCTGGTCATGGAATTGCTGGAAGAAGTAACGCAGTTCTATTCTTAGAGGCTGTAGTTAAACCACAATGCGTTCAATGTAATATCTATAAGTATGGGAATAAAGATATCTTTACGCAAAAGCTAGAAGAAGAAATGGGATTAGAAATATTTAATAATATTAGATTTATGAGTAAACAGTCAGTTAAATATTCAATTTTAGATTATCAAGACATAGAGACAAAATATAAAGAGTTATTAAAAGATTATGTTAATTGATTTAATAGAACCAGAAAAATGGGAGAAACTCAAATATCCCGATTTAGACTCAAAGAGAGCTATTATAGACCGAGTTATTATAGATAAGGTCAACGATATCATTATTGAGTTGGGGTTGAATAAGCCGAAGAAAAAAAATAGATGTGGAAAAGACTTTGCGTGTTCTCACGGATGCGAACAATGTTGCAAGAAAGCCTTTGATATGCCTACAGAATTAGAATTAGATTGTCATTGTGATAAACACAAATTAAGAGAAATAGGTCTTACTCCAGTTAAAGGAGAGTTAAAGAAGATATGAAATGTAAACATAAGAATCAAAAAGGATTATTCTGTAAGAAATGTGGTAAACAGATAGGTACAATAGCTTTTGACGCTAAAGTAGGAATTGCTTATAAAAGATAGGTGGTGATTTATATGGATAAATGTGAACATACATTTGAAGTAATAGAAACAAGACAATCAACTGGAGAAAATATATTGGGAGTAACTGTTACTGCTTGGATTGAAGACATACAATGTAATAAGTGTTATCTTAAAACACTAAGACTAGCAAAGAGTTAGAACTTATCTCCATTAGAGTAGTATTCTCCTGTATCAGGTAGTTCTTCAGGTAAAGAAGTTATTGGTTTGAGTTTTTTTTTACGTCTTGTGGTATAAAAATTAAACTATCTCCATCTAATCCCAACTGTTCAATAGCTTTTCCATCTTTAATCAATACCTCAACTGCTGGTAAGGCTTCTGTGAGTTTTGATTTAGGATGTTGCTCTCCATGAAACAACCCAAAATAGTTTTTTAAATCACTTGGTCTTTCTTTCATTTCTGTTCCAGATAAACGCCTCATCTGGGCGTAAGTTTCTATCATCAATATAAACTTCAGCTAATAACTTTTTCTTTATTCTGTTATAAGGTATGCCATTTTCATTAAGATAGTTCTTAATTAAATGCCACTCCTTTTTAGGTCTTGCTGTATATATAACGACCTCTTTCCCTTTCCAGAATTGGTCTGTCATTACTTGAGCTACTGGTTCATAAACACTTCCGAGTTCATAAACCCCAGTTTGCTCATTGAAATGAGTATTACAAATTGTATTGTCAAAATCAACTGCAATCCTATTTATTGGTTTTTCCTTTTTAGTAAAATTACTATCCCACTCCCTTCGTCTATCTTTCATTCTGTGTGTTGGTTCTATTTCTTTCATATCGCCTCACTTTCTGCCACATCTCTATCAGTTGCCAGCCGAATAGGTCAAGAAACTCTGCTTCAAGCTCCTTGTTGGCTTGTTTTTTAGTATAAATAGGCTCTCCATGTTCATATCCACCTGTTACTAATTTATCGTGAATCTTTTGTCTAATTGGTACACTATTCACGTATCTTACAAACTTATAAATAGCCTTAGCTGATAACATCTGCATAAACAACTTATCTTCCATTTTGCTATCAGCCCATTTAATAAACTTTTTACTTTCCCTGTCTAGCTTCTTCATAAGCCTTTCTTATCATATCCATAATACGTTTAACGTCTTCTTTTCTTAGTACTCCGTTTATAAGATGATTTAGTTCTGCTTGTATATCTTCTATTTTCATATAATGTTACCTGTTCCTTCTCCTGTATGTCATGCAAATCTCTATGCTTTGGGCATAGTTCTACCGCATTCATAGACGGGTCTGATAAGACATTGTCTGGTACTCCCTTTAGGTGTCCTTCATAAACCCCTGTAATGTGGTGAATAATCCCATCAGATTTATTCTCACACCCAGCAGGAAACTCACAATGTCTATTAGCCCGATTGTGAACCCACGCCTTATCTTGGTTTGTGAATCTACCCCTTTCCATAAGTTACCCACTCATGAATCAATAGATAAAAGTTAATTATCGTAACTACCAAGAACCAGCACAATCTAAAGATATGTCCTTCCATATATTTCCAAATACTTCCAGATGTTACATTTTTTGTAACAATTAGTCTTTTAGTTCACAGTTTACTGTAAACTGTAAATGTGGAGGTGTGGATATTGAAATCCAGTTCCTTGTTTGTCGGTATTAAAACTGAACAGGGGCTTCCGCCCACAAGGTCAAACCTTTCACCCCCTAGTAACTTTTTCCTTCTTTTTTACGCTTATTTCTACACTCATTACAAAAACTTCTATATCTTTTTTGTCCCCTTTGTATTCTTGTTCCAAAACTATTTAAATCCTTTTCCTCTTTACACTCATTACACTTTTTATGTGTTCTAGCTTGATAAAATCTTGCCACTCTATTGCTACTTGCGTTACACAACTGATGTGAAAATGCTATATTGTCTATATCCCAAAATAATCTTGGGTCATTGTGTCTCCATTCCTGTTTATGGTCTAATGTAAAATCTTCTATTGATATAATTTCTTTTCCGCACCTAAAACAATTACCCATTCCCAATCTCTTGGCATAATTAAACAATAAAGACCTGCTAAGTCTTAAATTGGCAGTTGTTGGTAATAATCCCAACTCGCTTTTATACTCCTTAGTTCTTCTAATTTGTATTTCCTTCCAGTTTTTCCTCATAATTTTAGTGAGGGGGTGGAGGCCAGCGAGGCCTCGTATCCCTAGTGACCAGCTGACTAAGCAAAATAATGTCTATTTCGTCTCTAGGGTCGAACTAGTATTGCACCCCCATGATATAATATAAGTGGTATTGGGGACATCACGCCCCATGCCTCTTTCTCTTTCCAGAGTTGCTTCACGCAACAAAGTGATAATAGTTATGAGCTACTATCACTTTTTTTATCTCTTTTTCAATCTAACAAACTCTGCTCCATCTTCCAAATGTAAGAATGGTGTTATATGTTTAGTTTTGTTATCCAAAACTATCATTGGTGCACCTAATTGACCATTACCAAATCCCTCGCTTCTTCCATACTGGTCATCTATTTTATAAGTTCCAGTTCTTACTAAGACTACGTCTCGCTTGTCTGGGCCTTCCCATCTGGCAGTATGTTCAATACTTGCTACATGATGATGTGCTATTGCTACTACATCTGCACTTGGCCATCTCAAATCTAGGGTTCTTTTATTGGCATTGGTTACATTCAAGGCAGAATTGAATCTGCTCTTGTGTTGCATCCCAACCTTATATTTTATTCCGTTTAGGTCTATTGTCAATAATCCACCTGATTGAAAAAATGGCATTCCTTCATCAACATTTTCCATAAATGCTAATTCCTGTGCTGATATAAGTCCTTTATCTTTACTCCAATCATGGCACCTGGAACCAACGACTGCTAAAATCTTACCTTTCCATTCTTTAGCAAACTTTTTAGCAATATCAATCTGTTCTGGTACATGTGCAACTTCACTCATCATTCCACCTGGCCAAATATATCCATCAATGGTGTTTGATAAGGCTACTTCAAATAAGTTAGGGTCATTCTTAATAATCTCCTGATGCTTATTAAAAGTTTTATAATCTGTTTCAACTGAGCCGATATGCCAATCACTTGTTAGAGCTATTCCTACTGGGTTATCACTTCTAATTTTAATTTCTGCATATTCACTATTCTTAGACATCCTTTCCATTTGAGTCTGTCTTTCTTGTAACCAAACAATATGCTCCTCATAAGTAGGCATAAAATGTTCTACTGTTGGAAACTCAACGTCTGGATTCCTAAGAACTGTCTGATAGGCAGGTTCAGGCTTTGTTCTTGGTACTCTCATTTTTCTGGGTTCACGCTCCATTGTTCACCTCGTTTCTGATAATGTCATTTAGCTCTTGCCTTACCCTAGCAAGTAGAACACTATCCTGTTCTTTTACTTTAATTGCTTTTACAATGTTGTGGTCTTCATATACTGGGTCTCTTGCTAGATAGTGCATTTCCAAATCAGTAAGCCACTCATCTTTTTTCTCTGAGTGTATTATCTCTCCTCTATCTGTCTCCATTTTTATAGACCAAATAACTTTTTCGTTCATATTGTTAATAAAAACCAGCTAAGTATTAAAGCTAATATTAAGCCTAGTGAATGACATGTTAGGCTCCAATCTTCTCTGCAATATCTTTTATATCTTCTACTTTCTCTCATCAGACTCACACCCTTTCTTAACCGCCATTGTTTTGAAATTATTAATTACTTCGTCTGCTTCCTTTCCACAACCCCACCTTACAAATACTTCTCTGGTGTTAAAGATTGTATGCTTAACGCCAAACAACAAACCTTTTTCTCTACCCTTAGTAGGCTTAAATATAGGAAGTGATACTAGCTTATCTGTTTCTTTCCATGCTCCATTAGGAAGTCTTACTGATTCATGTTCTCCTGAGGAGTATTCTTTGAGGGGATATGAGGCTGTTTCCACAACTCTAAGTAAAGTACAGGCGTCCACGAGGCGTCTGGTATAAACCTCAACCATCTCTTTACTTGGTATTTCTTTCTCTTTCACAAATTATCCTACTTTCCCGCCAAAAACTTCTTTCCTGTATAGGTTAAAAATAAAACTATTATGGTTGCAAAACCATCAAACTCTCCAAAATCTACTAATTGTAATTGACTAGCTAGGAATACAAATCCTGCACCGATTAAATACCAAAGAGTAGTCTCTGCTATCTTTAGCAAATCTTCTTTATTTAATGAATATTTTTTGCTCATAACACCTCCTTACTTAAATAGTCCTTTCTTCTTCTTAACTGCTTCGCTTACTGCATCTGAAACTACATCTGGTATTGGCTGTAAGTTCTCTTTTACTTCCTTAACCATTACCTTTGTCTGGTCATGTATGTCTTCTCTAGCACCAGATACACTTGCTTCTAGTTTGGCTATATTAACTTTCATATCAGAGAGGTCTTTTCTATCATCATTCAACTGTTCTATAAACCTATCAACAGTTGCCTGTAATATATCTACTCTCTTTACCAGTTGTTCTAGTCTTGCGTCTATTGATTTATCCATTTGATAATTCTTTAATGGCAGTTCTTGACCTTAACCATGTAAGCCAACTGCTTTTTGCTATATCATTAATTCTTTTCAACTTAGAACTGCAAGGCTCTGGGCTTGGACTCGCAGATGGAGATGGAGAGACTGATTTACTTGGGCTTACACTCGGGCTTACTGATGGGACTACATCAAATGCTACATTAAATGCCCTACAAACTCCTCTAGCGATAGCATTAGCTACTCTGTCTGTATCAGCTAGGATTACTTTATCGTGTGGGTCAATGCTTTCTCCCATTTCTAAAATTACGCAAGGGGTTTTAGCAGTTAAGTAACTCCACCAATAATAGAACTTAGTATTAGGATTTGACCTACTAGGTACGTTTCTAATACCAGAGTGAGTGAAGTATTCAGCCTCAATAGCCTCCTTTATTCGCTTAGACTCAGGATTAACCATATCAACTGATGGGTCTGGGTAATCTACAAATCCGCCACCCTCATCTCCTGCGTAATTAGCATCACAATGCAAAGCTAAAGCTAGGTGGTAGTCGTTAACGTAATCCTTAAAGTTAGCATCACATAAGTAGACTTGGAAGCCTTTTGAAATTAGAATCTGTCCTAGCCTATCCCTTATTCGGATATTGTTCTGTCCTTCTTCGGGAGCTCCTGTTGCCCCCGTTGTAGTGTTCTGATGTCCTGCTTGGATTAAGACTTTAATCATATTATGTGTTTATAAACGTCTTCTATAAATCCTTTAATATATACTCCTACTATTGCAAATATTGTTGCCAATACGCCATAAATTGTATAAACCTTAATTTTAAATCCTTCTAACTCACTTAGTCTATCAAGTATTCCTTTATGTCCATTACCATTAATAGCCTTATTTATTTCAGCTATATCTTGCCTTATTGGTTTAAGGTTTGCTTCTAGTAAATCCTTTAATTGTTCGTATTGGTCGTTATTTGTCATGCTTGTATAAATATATAACCTCCTACATCTGCCAAAGTTCCATCCTGCGTACTATCTAATGTTGGATTTGTTGTTCCCGAGATAGAACCAGAATAATCTACATGAATACGACCAACTGAACCAGCTCCACCATTACCGCCACCACTTATTCCAGTTCCACCAGTTCCACCAGTAGCAGTAACTACTGTAGAACCAAGAGAAATATTTTGTCCTTTTATTAGTATGCCTCCACCAGAACCTCCCCCTCCGCCTCCTCCATGAGTAGTTCCACCTACACCAGTAGCATTTGCCCCATTTTCACCATTACTGGTAATACCACCTGTAACAGTAATTGTTTTACCTATTAAAAATATTAAAGTACCAGATTTTCCACCTGCTCCAGACTCATAAGAATTATTCCCTCTACCACCACCTGCACCGCCACCACCGAATATTGCAGTAGTTAAAGAAGCTGTACCACCAGCATCGCCACCAGTACCCACTAAGACTGTTCCGTTACTTCCAGCAGCCGCATGACCACCTCCTCCACCACCACCTGGTGCAGTAAGATTTGCTCCACCACCCCCACCTCCAGTTGAATTAGCAGAGGTAGAACGAGATGTTGCTGTGCCATTTGTTCCCAATCCAGTCCACCCAACAACATTATCAGCAGAAGAATTAGCTCCACCACTAAACCCAATACTGTTTCCAGATATAGTTCCAGTTACAGTAATGGTTCCCTTAGCAAGTAAAGCAACTATTCCACCAGCCGTCCCACTCCATGATACTCCAGTTAATGTATGTCCATTTCCTATAGTTACATTATTAAATTGAGCAAGACGATAAACCTGAGCTCCAGTTACATAACTGTTTATAAGAGCATAACTCATTGTCCAATTAGTACCCGTACCAGTAGATGATATTTTATTTAATTCCCAAGCACCAGCACCAGTTGATTTAGATTGATGAATCAAAACCAAATCTCCAGCACTAAATCCAGTTCCAGCACCTGCTGTTGCAGATGTGGAATCAGCAGTTCCAGTAATAGTAGTATTAGCATAGCCAGTACGAGAAGAATCAGCAATAGAACCAGATGTTGAATAATCACCTGCTGAACCATCACCATATTTATCTAACCAAATTGATGTATCTCCACTAGCAAATTGTCGTTGTGCCATAGATTACTCCTTTATGGAAGTTCAAACCTCATTTCTACAACTAATCCCTTAGCTGGTGTGGTATGAACTGCATCTATATCAATAGCAATCATGTCTCCAGTTGCTACATCATCATTTCCCGTATCAATAACTGCTGGTGTTGCTGCTGTTGAGCTATCTGTTTCAGTTGAATCAATGGTAATCTTGGTTGATAACATATCCGCAGTTTGAGTCTTATTTCTTATTTGAACATCTAAGGTATTTGTTGTACCTGCTGTATAGACTGCTGCTGCTACTCCTGTAAGATTCATTCCATTTAATTCTGCTGGAACTCTAAAGAATGCTTTTCCATCTCCTGTTGATAAGCTAGACAAAGAATCTCCGACTGGTATTTCAACTATTGTTGGTCTTCTGAACTTTCCGCCACCTGAAACATAGAAATCTAAATTAGCACTTGCTACTCCACTAACTCTATTTGTAGTAATTGTAGAAGCATCTAAGTTACCATGTGTTCCATCTCCCAAATGGTCTGCTAAGAATCCATCAATAAAATCATTCCATCCTGCTGCTGTAAATAGAACCTCAACTACTGCACCTGCATTATGAGCTTGTGCTGTACCTTCTACTCCTCTTATACAGTCAATCAGATTTGAACCTGATACTACTCCAGTAACTGTTTCTTCAAGAGAAGGAGTTGCTGTGCCATTTGCATCAACTCTATCAATAACAACTGTTATACCTGTATCTGTTGGTAAATTAGTTGTAGATGATAATGGAACTGTTGTTGTGGTATCATCAGAAACTCCACCAGCCCCAATCTGTCCCACCCATCTTCTTGATAATTTTCTAAACTTGTCTGTACTACTTGCTGCCATCTTCTCTCACCTCACTTTCTAGTTTGTCCAACTACTGGGAATCCTGCTCCTTATCAGTCTTCCTCTTGCCTGTAAGCTATTTATAGTATATCTAGTATCTGCTGTTGTTGAATAGACTTTAAATTGTAAAGCATATATCTTAGCTCTTTTCTTAATCGCTTTCTTAGTAGTAGATTGAGTAAAGGTTGAAGGTACATCTTCATAATAAATAGCCCAAGCATCTGCACCACCACTAGAGTTATCGTTAGTGCTTGTAGCGAAGAAGTCTCCCATTAAATCTGAACCTACTCCAGTATTACTTCCAAAGTTAGTTATTGTTGCTGTAGCTAGTGTAGCAAATGTATTTTTCTTACCTACACCTAAAAGCTGGAAATTGATAGCTCCCTGCGGTTCTCCTAATTCAAGAATAGCTTCTTTAAGACTCATAATATCTGTTTTATCTTTACTTACTGGTAATAAAGGAGATATATAGCTTTGATTAAATGGAACTCCTTGGTCATTTAAAAAGTTCTCACTTAATTCAATTAGTTTAGTTCCTGATACTGGAATATAAAGAAAATGAGTATTTCCTGCTGTGTCTGTATATTCTAAGAATTGTTTAGCTCCTATTGTCCAGTCAACTGACCAATTCTTTCTTTCTTCATCCAAGACAATTATTCTATCATTTCCACCAGAAGATGTAGGTACACTTATAAATATCTTTGCATCATAGAAATACGATGCTACATTGTCCATATCTGCACCAATTAGATTTCTCCAATATGGTCTAATATTACTAGAGATTTCATTAGTTCTAAGTATTCCATAATAATTACTCTGTGCACCCAAAGTAAACCAACCTCTACGATTTGGAAAACCTATGTTATTTAAAGCCTGTACTACTCCGTTAACTGATTCAGTACCAAAGCTACCTACTACTTTAGTAGCTGAAGGAATAGTAAAATTAACATCATCAACCGCAGCACTTATAATGTTTATCTGCCAAACTGCTCCCTGTCCATTAGGAGTCTTACAAAGTATTGTAGCTCTACCCTCACCAGTTCCTGACTGAAAGTGTTTAACTGCTATAGGAAGTTCTTTACCACCCCTTTCAAGATTTATCCAACCACCACCATAGAACTCACTAAATATACCTAAGTTTCTACCTGTTCCAGAATAATAGACTTTATATTTCTCATCTGGATTATTTGTTGCCCATAACCTGTTATTAGATGAAGCCATAGATTTAAACTTAGGAGCACCAGTTGTGTTAGCCTCTGGAGGTATCATAAATGGATTTATTACACTAGTTCCATCATCAATAAACGAAGTTGCAGTAGTACCAGTAACCCATTCTTCATGTCCTGTTGTATCTGAAATATAGAGTTGATAAGCCTTTGCACCAGCTACAGCATCCCATCCCCAATAAACTCCCTTATCAGTAGTAGCTACCCAGTTTTCTCTAGCCTTGTTTGTAGTAATTGAAGCCTCTGTGGAACCTACTGTTTCTCCTACTTCGTTAATGGCTGTAACCATTCCATAATATGTATAAGTACCTGAAGAAAGTCCTGAAGCTACTAATGAAGCTGTAAGATTGGCTGGAGCAGCCATTGAAGTATATTTTGTTAAAGTAGAACCATTATATCTAGCTAGATCATCAGTTCCATTAGTAATATATAAATAATTATAGTAAGTATTTGAAGAATCATATCCACCCATCTGCATAAAATAACAAGGTATTCCTGCTGTAAAGGTAGCTCCTGTTACTTCTGTCCAACTACCACCGTCTGTTGATTTGTAAACTACCCCATTAGCAACTGCGATTAATTCTGTAGTGCCATCGCTTTTAACATACTCTGAAGCCCCATCTGCATTAGCAACCAAATCTGAACCATAAGTTTGTGTTCCCCATCGTGTCTTCCATAGCCCATTCTCAACCTGCATCATATTTTTAGCTTCGTAAGCAAACTTTGGAGGCATTTTTGCTTGGTTAATTAAGGAGTTACTTCCACCTGAGAAGTCATCTATACTTACAAGAAGATTTTTTGGCTGTTGATTGGTACCAGTAAATCTCATATCCCGAATCCCTCTGTGTTAACATCTATAAATCCGTTATCTTGATGTTCCGAGGTCATACTATTGATGGTTTTCATAGCATCTAGTTTTTGAGTAGCAATCGTTAAAGCTGATGTATCACCTTCCTCTTTTTTAAGCTCAGATAGAGCATAATAGACCGCAAACATAGGGTCTGTCATTTCAAATGTACTTGATGATGTTGAAAGTGCAGTAGCCTTTTTGTAATAAGAATAGTTTATTGTAGAGCCTGAATCTATGGTTATATTGGGATTAAACTCTAATGTAGTTCCTGTGAAATAACACCAATCTCCTGAATCATTTTCATAGAGTTGCTTGTCTTCAATCCTGATTACTTTATAAGCTAATTTTGTGGTTCCTGTTCCTAGCCAAACATAAGCTGAATTAGGAAATACAAAATCACTTGGTAGAGAATAAGAATTACCGCCATCTGTAGCCTTATCTCCAGTAGATGCTGAAGTTACGTTAACAAATAATTGTTTCCAAAGTATCCCTTCTTCTTTTTCCCAGATATTTATTGCTGCATTCAATAAGTCTTTCCACACTTCATAATCTTCATCTCCATCAACAGGAACATCTGTACTCCCGTTATAAAGAGTGTTTAACTTCTGTATTGCGTCATCTAATGTTGTAATTACTGCTGCCATAAAAAAAGCACAGCTTTAAACTGTGCCTATCCCACCACTCTTGTGGGCTTTGGTAATATAATCATATTCTTATTTTTCATATTTGTCAACTAAGAAATGGTCTAGAACTAAACTTAACCCTCATCTTTTTAACTTTAAATGGTTTTACTTTAGGAGCAGAAGAAACTGTATAAGTTTTAGTTGGAGCCAAAGACAGTTTTTTCATCTTAGGTGTACTCCATTTAATTGTGCTTGATTTAGGCTTAGAGAATGATATTTTGGGAATACTTATCTTAGGAGCTTTTTTAGGTTTACTAAATCCACCATAACTCTTATAAGTTTTTAATTTATCTTGTAAATCTTCAATCTTGTTTTGTGTAGTAATTATTTCCTTAGCCTCTTTAACTGTATCTAACTTCTTTTGGTATTCGGTTAAATATTCAATATACTTTTCGGTAGTATCAACCCAGCCTTCAATATCATCTTCTCTTTTTTGCCTATCTGTTACCAGCGAATAAGTTGCATCAGCAATTCCTTTTTCTTCATTTCTTTGCTGTTTTTCAATAACATCAACTCTTTTAGATGTTTGTTCACCAAACTCATCTATATAATAAAACTTATTACCTATTTTATATCCTTCAAAATCTGTTCCATCAATCTTATATGTTTTTTCTTCTAGTTTAACATCTCCTTTGATTTCTTTACCTTCTAATAAATCCCTACCAGCTTTGCTTTCAGCAGCTTGTCTTCTCAAATCAGTCATATACTTAATAGCTTCATCTGGATTATTTTTATATATAGCCTTAAATACTTCAGATTGGTCTTTTCCTAACTCTTTACCACCATCTTTATAGAAGTCTTTACTTGATTTAATTGCCCCTTTACCAAATATTAATCCTTGACCCACTTCAAGCATATTTGTTGGTGCCTTATATTGAACTAAACCTGTAGGCGAAGTTTCATATCCTTGTAATAATTGATTTACCATACCACCAGTTTTCATTATTTGAGAACCTGCTGGAACTAGATTTCTAATAGCTGTATTAGTTAGTTGTTCCTGATGATAAGCAGTACTCCTACCTTCTTCTGCTGCTTTTTGTAAACCCTGTGCGTGTTCCACAAAATCTCCTATTGTTGTAAAGATTGGTCCGAATCCTGCTGGAAATAGTCCAGAAATAGCTCTATCCCAAGTAACTCCAGCTACTGTCATTAGAGTTGCTGCCACTAATAAATCTGACGCTAAATAAGCTGCTGCTTGTTTATTTTCTCCACCCTTAATTGTATCGTAGTAATCTCTAGCAAAATGTTTTAAGAAATATTGTGAATACTGAAGTGCTAATCTAGCTGAAGCGTGATTTTTCATCAATAATGGTGTATTAAACTCATCTGCTAAATGAGCATATCTATATACTTCATCTCTAACAAAATCATAAAGCTGTTTACCCTCTAAACCTAATCTTTTAGCTTTACTTTCTGCTGCTGAAGCAAATACATCATTTTTCCAAGTTTCAACTATCTGTAAAGGCTTAAATAAAACATTACTTACTTTTCTAGTTACTCCTGTTTTTGGTTCATGGAATAAATAATATGGTTGTTTGTTGCCAAATCCAAACTTACTCCCAGTACCAGAATAATGAGTAGTAGCCTTAGCTATACCTTTTGCTACATCTTGTGGATTATATCTGGCAAATGCTCTAAAGATTTCAGTACCCTGTAAAGCTGCTGTTTTTAGATTAAGTCCTATATTTGCCCAAGAAAATGTGGTAGTTAAAGCATTTATTATCTTTTCACCCAACTGGGTTTCAAAGTTTTGTTTTATTCTCTGTTCTTCTACAAAGTCATTAAAGAACTGTTTTGTCTTACCATTGGTAAACTCATATTTACCTAATACTTCCATAAAGTTTTGGAGTGGAAATTGTTTAGTATATCTATTCATTATCCCAAAAGCATAATCTTGGATTCCTTTAGTATTTATATCTCTTATTGAATCTTTAATAAATCCAGCTCTATTTGCTTCAGGTACGCCAAGTTTAACTATAAAATACTCAATTAGTTCTTTTGGCTGATTTGTTTGTATTAGATTATTAACTTCTTTTCTTAGACCATAAACGATATCATCCATATCTCTAAGTGTTCTAAAAGCATCAAATAATTCCTTTTGCTTATATTGGATGGTGTCTCCGACTTTAGTTGCTCCTGAAGTCTTCTCTACAATATCATTCATTGTTCTTATAGGGGCTATGTCATCTAATTTGTAATCAATCTTAATCTTAGGAGCATCACTACTTTTGTTTGCTACATCAACCCAATCAACAGTTTCTCCTGCATCTAGTTTTGCCTTAACTTCTGCTTGTACTTTAGTAAGAGGTTTAAGAGCTTCTCTAAGTGCTGAACCTGCAGATATATTAAGTGCCTCAACTGGGTCTGTTATATAGCCAGTACCTTTACCTGTCTTTCCCAAGAAATGTGGGTCTGATAAAAATGGAGTAATAGGGTTATTTCTATAAGGGTTTTCAAAGAACTTCATTAAATCCTCAACTTCTGTTCCCCAAACCCTAGGCATTTGTGGATTGTATCCTAAATCCCTAACACCTTTTCTAATTTCATAAAGTTCATCATTAGCACTCTTTAACATTTCAACTGCTTTTGCGTAGGCTTTATTTGGTGGAGTAACCAATTCCCCATCCCATAATTGACGAATAATATCTTTATCTAGTTTATTCTTAGTTATGTGGTCTGATATTGGTTTTAGTTCATTCTGGGTAAAGTCTGACAAAGTATCATCAACTGTTTTAACATAATTTGTTTCATCTATTGTTGTTCTGTCTGGAAGTCTCTTACTGAACTTAACTGAAGTATCTATCTGTGGTTCTGGCACTTTTACTTCAGGAGTGCTAGGTTGCGTAACAATACCACCTTTTTCTTTAGCATAGATTTTAGAAATGTCCTCTAATGGATGTATAGTTCCTTCATTATCTACAATCCATTTACCATTTGGCAATCTATTTTCCATTACACCTTCGTCATATTCATCAAAGTTTTGTTTTATTTCATCATAGTCTGCATATCTATATCCTTGAGGTAATCCAGCCGTAGGTGTAGTAAGTTGTGCGTCTTGTGGTTTTAATTTAGCACTAGGTACACCTTGTGGTTCGGTTTGTGTAAGAGTTTCATCTGCTTCTTTCCAGTCCTTAACCCATTGTGGAGCTGTAATCTTTTTTTCTGGTGGCAAGGCTTCATATAATGCCTTCCACATTTTAGTAAGTGATTTTTTATCTTCCTTACCTAAGAAAGTATCTGCAATTTCAGCTATTTTTTCTTCAGCTAATCCACTTTCTTTAGCATACCAATCTAATTTAGAATATGTTTTTTCTTGTTTATAGTTAACATTACCACTATTTTCTAAATCTACTCTAGTTTTAATATCTTTATACGCATCAAACTCTCCAAATCTCTTACTATCTAAGATTTTAGCTAATGGTCTAGCTGCACCGCCAGTTAACAAATCAGGATTTATTGCACCTCTTTCATTATCTATTTTCAATTTTTCTGCTGCCTTTTTAGCTAATTTTTCAGCTTCCACTTGATAAAATCGAGTCGTAATTCTTTTACCTGTTTTAGGGTCTTTTGTATATATTGGTGTACTTAGTTTTCTTAGAGCATCAAAGGCATCAATAACCATTTTATTATTCTTTACAGATTCTGTTCTATTTTTTATAATCCTGTTTCCTTTACCTAGGGTTTGCAATACGCCCCTACCTACTACTTCCGATGCTGCACCCTGAACCGCTAACTGACTCATAAATAATAATTTTTGCTCATTAGTTGCGTTTTTAGGCATTTGGTCCATGAATAAGAATATATCTTCAACAGAGCCTCTAAGAGCTGTCGTTCCTAACCACCTTTTAAGACTAGTTCCTTTTTCAAATAATTGACCTGCTGGGAATACTTTTTCGGTTATTTGGAATAATTTTTGATTTGCTGGATTCTTTACAAAGCCAACCATTCTACCAGCATCCATAAATGGGTCAATACCAATCTTATTTCCTAATACATCAAATCTAACAGATTCTTTGCGTTTAATATTTGGAGCCAGAGTATCATCAAGACCTATTCCCTGAGTTAAACCTGCTGCTAGTCTCTGTGCCTTGCCTGTCCCAGGTAAACCTGTTTGTGGTAAAGATGCTCCTAAATTAACTGCATCAAATAAAGGAGTAAAAGGTGTTACTGCTTGTGATATTCCCTTAACTATTTGCCCTGCACCAGCAACTTTATTAAATAATCCATCTGTAGTTTGTATTCTATTAATACCACCACCTACATTTTTCACCCCGCTTCCAAAAGATTGACCTGAATTAGCTGAGAAGTTTGCTAATGTTTGTAAACCTGGCAACTTAAAATTAGAATACTGAGGCGTAGACCTAGCGAAATCTGCAGCCTCTTGGGGATTTCTAAATAAGTGGCTAACTGCACCTGGTATATTCTTAAATAAAACTCCATAAGAAGCTGGTAAATCACGAATACCCTGTTCTATATGTGGAGCTGCTTTTTGCACAGATTTTACACCCTGATTAAAGAGGTTATTCGTGAAGGATTGAATGTCTTTTAGTGTCATACATAATTAACCAAATAAACTATTTTTTTCTTTTTCTTTTTGTTGAGTATTTGGAACATATCCGCCTTTTGGAGTAGTAAATGTACCATTTATTTGGCTTATAATTCCTGGTATTTGAGAGATATTTTGAGATAATTGAGCCATATTTGTAGAATTAGCTGTAGCCCATTCTATAATAGCATTTTCTCTATTCGTTCTATTTTGAGTAACTGCATTAGCTTGTGCAATAGCTTGGTCTAAGAAACTTTTAGAAAGTGCTGCTATATCTTTAGCTTTGTTTAGTGAACCTTCTGCAATCATTTGCTTTAATTGTATTTGTTTTTCTGAAAACCATTGAGCAATTCCATTTAAAGCATTATCAGCTTGATATTTATTTTCCATTAAAGCATTACGAGTTTGAGTTTGTAAATCTCCAGCTTGTCTTAAACCCTGTCTATTAATAGCGTATCCATACATATTAGCTGCTGAACTATCTCCAGCTCCGAATGCTCCAAGCTGAGTATTTCCTGCCTGAAAAGCATTTCTCATTTGATTATGAAGGTCTTTTAATGAAGATGCACTCTGATTATTAACTAATTGGTTATTATGCTCTAAATTAGTATTAACTGTATTCATTTGAGCAGATTTTGAATTAACAATATCACCTTCTAAGGTACCTAAACTCTGAATATAAGCATCCCAAGCTCCACCAATTTCTCCTCTTAATCTTGCTTCTTCATCACTTTGACTAGTTTGTTCACCTGAATTAAGCAAATTATCATCCCAAGGAATAATGCCCTGTTCCATTTGTTGTCTAAGTGAAAGATTAGAAGTACCACCAGAAGTACCACCAGTATTTGTAGTTGTTTGAGTACCGCCAGTAGCACCACCTCCATCCCCACCACTAGATGTAATTGGAGGAGTCCAATTACCTCCTGGTGCTGCTGTTGTAGTTGGAGTAAAAGTCATTGAACCAGATGAAGCTGATGTAGGATTACTACCTAAATTAAATAAAGCGTCAAACTGGTTTAGCCACATTACTCTTTTATTGTTGAATCTACCTTCGTAATTTGAATGATTAATCATAAAAAAACACAGCATAAATAGCTGTGCCTATCTAATACAATGTTAGCATTAGCAATTAAATCATAATACTGCCAAAATTATTTGTCAAGTATCATTTTAAAGAATTGATAATATTCTTCTAAATGGTCTTGTATTTGGTGCTTTTGTACGTCTTTGTAGGCTTTTTCTCCCATTTTGTCTCTTTTATCCTTGTTATCTATTAAATATTTGATTCCTTTGTACCATTCTGTGTCTTTTTTGGCCAATATTCCATTAGTTCCGTCAATAACTTCCTCATATTGTCTAATTTTTGCCCAAACACCTGGTTTTTTAGCACTTGAAGCCTCTAACCACTTAATATTTGACTTACATCTGTTATAAATATCATCAACTAATGGTGTTACGATAATATCTGCGTCTTTCATAAATCCCTCAAACTTAGTGTCAATCCAACCATTTATGTCTTCATGACCAAATAATTGTTCGTATTTTGCTCCCCATTTTTCCTTAAATGGTGCAATATTAGCTCCTACAGTCTTAAATACTACATTTGGGTATTCTTTCATAATCCTCTCCATGCCTCTAGCAAACTCTGTTTCTACCAAATCCATAAAATGAGTAGTGCTTCCAAAGTGCATAATAACTATTTCATCAAAATCATTAGGTTTAGGAGTGTATTTGTACCTTTTTAGGTCAATATAGTTAGGTAAAACCTTTATCTTATCTGGTGTTTTGTTCGTGTTGTTGATGATTACATTCTTTAAATAGTCATTAGTACAGGTTATATAGTCAACTTCGTTACAAATAGCTGTAAAGTTCTTCAATTCTGGTGAACCTTTCTTATAGACTGCATGGGCTGGATTATCTGGATGTATATCCCACAAGGAGTCATCCAAATCCATTACCAGTTTAACACCAAACTTTCTAGCCATCATACCCATAGCTGCAAATCCCCATGGATTGTTTAAATAATTGAAGTAGAATATATCATTATTTTTCATAACATTTACCCATTCCATAGGATTGTTGTGTTTTTCTTCTTCTTTGGGGTCATAAACTATAGATTTAACATTTTTATATCCATTAAGATGTGTCATAGGTTGTATCATTCTAGCGAAATCTACACCTGTGGTTTTTTCTTTTGTAGTGTGGCTAGGAAGTGTATAAATCTTCATTTTTGTGTCCTTTCAATGAACTTATCCAGTTTCTCACTAAAAATGCGTTGTAGGTCAATATAGTGGCTTCTGAAGGCATCTGAATTAAAGTCTCTAGTTACTTCGCTAGTTGATATTCCATTTACACCAGGTTCGTATTTTTGAAGTGTTTCTTCAGTATCTTTACCCCAATACTCTACTGGACAACCGCATAATCTTGCTACTTCTAACATAGCTGTAATATTGTCATAGATATAGAGTTTTTGGCACTCATTAAGTAAGTCTGCTAATGCTTGTTGGTCTGTAGCAAATGCTCTGGTTATTTCTATGGCATCTTGTGGATGTTTCTGTAGATTGTTTCCTCTTGCACAATAATAAGCTGTCTTGGTTCGTTTCTTTTTCTGGTCTTTAAAAGTATGTAAGTCTAATACTGGTAAGAATAAGATGTGGTCATCATCTAGTCCCCATTGGTCATATACCTTACTAAAAGCGTATATTTCATCTGTTTCATCAAATACTGTTGGGCCTGGTATTCCATTAGTACTCATCACTCCTGGTTTTTGTAGAATCCATCTTATTACCTTATCTGCATTCATGTCATTACCATGATATATTTCAGGATAAATACCTACTGATGGAATATAGAGTCCTTGATTTAAGAATGCTATCTGTCCCTTAGCCAATAACCATCCATAAAGAGCATACATTACTCTTATCCCACCACTTACTGGGTCAAAATCTGGTGTTCTGATTAAATAGGGTTTTCTCATATTGCTACTGCTTTAAAACTCTGTCCGTATGTTGCTATTTGTGTCCAAAGATACTTAACTTCATCAACTAATGGCATATTAGGTATGTCTAGTTTAGGAAATTGTCCGCCTCTAGCGAAGTGATAAGCAAATACCTGCTCTCCCCTGCACATAGTTTTGTCTCCCTCTACATAGAACTCTGGTTCTCTACCTAAACTCTTGCATCCATAGTAGTCTTTTTCCTTATCTACTATCTTTAGGTTAAACTTGTTGTCGTAGATGACTAAGTTCATTACATCATTCTCTTTTCTTAGGTATTTCATAGCATCCTTGTTGGCTTCTCTCCACTTGGCCCAGAAATCATGAGAAGTAGAGGCTATCATGCCGCCCTGTACATACATTTCCTCGGTTATGTGGTCAAAGCTAGCGTTTTCATAGTCATTGAAGTTCCAAGGCCCTGCTACTTCATAATCTACCTTGTCAAATATCTCACTCATTCTACCTGTAACGATATGGTCTGCATCCATATTCACTATTAGGTCGTATTTATCTTCTAAAAGCTGTGCAAAGTAAGGTTTGGCGTTATACCAATTAATTCCCTTTTCCCTAAAGAGCTTATCTACCACATCCTGTCTAAAAATCACCAAATCTATATCAGGATGATACTTCTTGAACGAGTTAATCATTATATGCGTCCCCTCTGGGTAATAATGACTGTCTGCTACTGGCACAAATGCTACTTTTCTCATATTTTTCTAGCTACAAAATGATTTCCTGGCACTTCTGTATATCTAAATCCATGTTTTTCAAGCAAATCCCTAACTTCTATTCTATCAAAATGCTGTGGCTTATGTAACTCTCCTATAACTGTGCCTATCTTATCATAAGGAAAGTCTGGTGCTTCCATTATTTCCCTCTCTAAGCCTTCTACATCAATTTTTACTACATTTGCGTATGGAATATCCTTCATAAACTGACCTAAAGTCATAGCTTTAGTAGTAAACTCTCCGCTATCTGCAATCATAGAACCACCACCACCCAATACCTTGTCCTTAACAAACTTTCTGTCTTGTGAATGACCTGCTATAGCTACACAAAATGTCTTGATATTGGTTATTTTATTGTCTGCGATGGTTTTATTCATACTTTCAATGTTCTCCTCAACCATATCAATAGCATAAACCTCTCTAGCAAGGTCTTTAATCCAGTAAGAGAAGGAACCGATATTGCTTCCAATATCAATTACCACTAAGTCTTTAAAAAGAAATGCGTATTCGTTCTTTTCAATGACCTCTCTTACAAACCTATCTGATTCAATATCTATAATCATCTAAAGAATAAAACTACTTTTGCACTTGAATCGTACTGTCTAGCTTTAAATCCTAGTGAAACCATGTAATCTACTAGTTCAATCCATGTAGGAAAGTGGAACTCAATAATAATGTTGTCTATTTTATTAGCAACTTTCTTGAATCCTTCACTTCGCAGTATCATGTCTTCTGCTCCTTCTGGGTCAAACTTCATAAAGTCTACGTGCATGATTCCATTTTCCTCAAAGAAATGGTCTATGGATTTAGCCTGAACCTTAACTCCATGTTCATTATAGCCTCTAGCTTTAATCATAGGCTCTTTATGGATACCATCTTCTAATAATTGGTTTCCTTCTTCATCATGTGAGTGTCCAACCATTAAAGAGTTCATGGTTCTATTGTGAACATTTTGACTAAACTCCATTTCCCCATCCTTATCTGCTAAAGCTATGTTATGTAAAGATACATTGTCCCAATTATTAAACTCTTTGTTCTTTTCTAAGGCTACAAAGTGCTCTGGACTTGGTTCAATAGCGTATAACTTTTTAGCATAAGGCTGAAAGTGTTTAACTGTGATGCCTATGTTTGCTCCTACATCAATAATTGTTAAATCTTTCTTCTGATTAAGTACATCTATGTATATTCCTTCAAAATAAATCTCTCTAAATATGTGTGGAATGAATAAGCTATCAAAAGGTATTTCGTTTCCGTCTTGGTCAACCTTTGGATAGAATATTCCTCCTAATTTAACTTTGTCCATGTTTCACCTCCCTTGCTAATGAGATAAAACTTGGAAACTTATAATCTAAGATTAACTTAAAACTAGCCTCAACTTCTTCTAGTGAGTTAGGATAATACTGTACAATGCTTTCAAGCTCATTAAATATTCTTTTCATATCAGAAGCATCATGGGAAAATCCATCATGGGCATAATCTCTGTCTCTACCTGAACCAACCAAGAATACTGGAAGGTTTTCGTGAGCTATATAAGTTCTGATTGTTTCAAATCCTCTAAAAAAGAATGGCGTTATTGTATAGCAGAAGGGAAGTTTACCCTCATAAGCTAACCCAACTGCTATATCCAACATTGTTTGCTCTGCTGCACCTACGTTTAGAAACCTATCTGGGAACTCATCTCTTATTTTATCTGCTCCACCATAACCTAAATCTCCTACCAACAAATAAATGTCCTTATTCTTTCGCATTTCCTCTAACAATAGTTCAAAAAACTTAGGTCGCATTTGTAATCTCCTTATATTCTTCTTCTGTTAAGACTTTGTAATGTCCTGCAAGGCCTTGCAAATAACTTGGATACTTTAATATCTGTGTTCTAGCCACTAAAGTTGGAAAAAAGAACTGTAATCTAGTATCTAAGATATCTGTATCAATTTTTCCATAAGCTCCATAGCCATTTGCGTTAACCATAATTTTTAAGTTCTCTAAACGAAGTTCTCCTGCTATTCTTAGAGCTTCCCAACAACTTCCTTCCGCTAGTTCTCCATCAGAGGTTAAGACATATACATCTCTTGTTCTGTCTGCGAGTGCCATACCTACTGCAATTCCTATTCCATGACCTAAAGAACCTGCTGTAACAGTTATCTTGTCATTTACATCTCTATTTGGGTGTACTCCATGCTTTAGAAACAATGCTTCAGCATCTTTATTGTGATATTTCTCTAAGATTACATATAAAGCTAGTCCAGCGTGTCCTTGTGAAAGAACTACAATATCCTGTACCTTCTTAACCTTAAAGATATTATCCAATAACTGAACTGCTGTTAAACAACTACCCAGATGGCTTAACTTATGCTTATAACTGATATCTAATACTCGTTTTTCTAATTTACTTAGAGGAATCATACATCTCCTTTATTGTTTCTCTTAGTGTTTTCTTTGGCAACCATCCATAACTCCTAGCTTTGTAATTGTTTGAAACCCAATTATCATTATCATAGCTTCTTAGAGAATCAACTCTATTAATTTTTACTTTTTTCCTAGAAATAGATTCCACATAATCTAACACTTGCTGGTTTGTAGTCTTAATGCCTGTTCCTAACTGAAATATTCCTCTAGCACTATGATTAGCCAGGGAAATCATGCCATCAACAAAGTCATCTACGTCTATAAAGTCATGTGTAGCGTTAGAGACAAAATTAACAGTTTTACCCGATTTGGTAGCCTCAATTAAAGTAGGAATTAGGTGTTCTGGATGCTCTCCTACACCAACTACACTAAAAGGTCTTACTATACAGATTGGTACATCGTGTCTTTCCATATAAGCCAAGAGTATTTCTTCTGCTACACGCTTCATTCTTGAATAAGTAGTCTGTGTTTTTAACATTACCGAAGAAGTTGATACAAATACAAATGATTTAAACTTCATACCCTTAATTTTATGAAGAATTCTCATCAAGTCAGCAACATTAGCCTCGTATATCTCATCTTCGTCTAAGTGAGATGCTAAATTACCATAGGATGAGAGAAAGAAAAAGTAATCAAATGGTTTTAATTTAACTGAGGATATTTTGTCGTGAGGAATAGGAGTAATATCTAATTTCTTAGCTAAATGTTTGCCTATAAAACCAGTACTACCAGTACAATAAACCATAACTAACCTAATAAAATCCTATCAAAACTATAAACAGTTGTCAACTATCTAAACCTTCTGAAATATCTTGAATAAAACTTTTGTCTTGGATATTGTCTATATGTAGGTGCAGGACTAGGACTCGCACTCGGACTAGCACTAGGACTATACGATGGACTCTTACTTGGTGAGGTAGAAGGACTTATTGACGTAGATGGAGACCTTGATATTGAAGCCGATGGAGATAATGACGTAGAAGGAGAACGACTAACTGAAGCACTAGGACTAATACTAGGACTTGACGAAGGACTACTAGAAGGAGATGGTGATGCCGATGGAGATACAGATGGACTAGCACTAGGGCTTGGACTAGCACTTGGAGAACGAGATACACTAGCGGATGGACTAATAGAAGCACTTGGGCTTCTTGAAGCACTAGCAGAAGGGCTAACTGAGGGAGAGGATGATGGGCTTGTAGATGGGGAAGCTGAACCAGCTCCACTTCCATCTGTAATTGCAATATCCTTAAATCTAGCTATTTTTGCTCCAGTACTATCAAACTCTGATGCTATGTCATAATATTGAATTGTTTTTCCAGCCCAGGCTCCGATATTAAACTTCCTATGATACCAGGTACCAGAACATCTAGCAGAGATATCTGTACTTGGATGAGCAGCAACACTATTTTGGTCTGTAATACCAGAATCTCTCAATGTAGTAGCATCACTACATCTTAAATCTACAGCTTGTAATATTGCACCTGCGGTTTCCCAATAAACATAATACTCCAAATAATCTCCAGATTGAACTACATAATCAGTAATAGAAGACATGTCAACATATCTATACTGATTACCACCACCAGTTAAAGTAAATGTTGACTGAATATAGTCAGAGACAACAGAAAAGGAAGAAGTATTACTAGCATTACTGTTTAAATCAACAGTCATTGTTGGTAAAGAATCTCCTGATGACCAAATATTTTTTCTTAACATATTAAATACTTATATAAAATCCATGTGATAATTTCAATGCTAATTTACCATCTACAAGTATAATCTTTTTCTCTAATTGTGCTGCACTAGGTGAGGCTGAGGGCGTAGCCGATATACTTCCACTAGGACTGGCACTAGGACTTGGTGATGTACTTGCCGAAGCACTTGGCGATATAGAAGGCGAAGCACTTACTGATTGAGAAGCACCACCAGTTTGTAACCACATTCTATCAATATGAAATTGATGTAATGGTGAACCACCAGTTGGATGTTGTATTCTTATTTGTACTTTGCCATCTTGAATATAATCAGCTCCATTTATTAAGAAAAACTCAAAATCCTGTTCTGTTTCTGATTGTGGAAAATCATTTGTTTCTCCAGTTAAGTATTCCCATAATCCAGATGTCCAATTCTTTTGAAGTATTCTTATATTGTGTGCAGGATTTCCATCATACCAAGCTCTAAAATAGATATCTACATGTGGAGTTGGTACTGGGTCATTCTCTCCGAATGTAAAATCATAAGTAAAACCTGTTCCAGTTTCTCCTAAGACTAATATATTACCATCGTCTGTGTAAGTATCTGATAGTGTTCCTGAAGTAATAGAACCATTTCCTATAGTTAAAGATGAAGCTAAATACCAGAATGGTGTTCCCAAAGATGGTGAACTTGATGGACTTGCTGATATAGAAGTACTAGCACTACTACTAGCAGACACGCTTGGGCTACTACTTGGGCTTGGAGAAGCAGATGCACTAGTGCTTGCACTAACCGAGGGAGAGGCACTAGGAGAAGGAGAGCTAGAAGCACTTGTACTAGCACTAACAGATGGCGAAGCAGAAGGGCTAGGTGAGGTAGAAGCTGAAGTAGAGGGTGATTCACTACCAAAACTTAATGATGGACTACTTGAAGGACTGGTACTACTAGACGCACTTGCTGACGTGCTTGGAGAAGCACTTGGGCTAGGAGACGAACTAGCTGAAGCCGAAGAACTGGTACTCGGACTGGCCGATGGTGAAGGACTTGCACTCGCTGACGCTGACGAACTTGTACTGGGCGATGCACTCGGTGAAGGGCTACTACTTGGAGACGCAGAACCACTAGCCGAAGCAGATGCACTAGGAGAGATACTGGGACTAGCCGAAGGCGATGGCGAAGCTGAAGCTGATGCACTAGATGAAGTAGATGGACTGGCACTTGGTGATGGTGAGGCACTTGGTGAACGAGATTCGCTTGTACTAGGACTCGCACTAGGCGATGGAGAGCTACTAGGTGATGCTGAACTACTTACAGAAGGTGAATTACTTGGACTCGGACTTGATGAAGGAGACCTAGATTCAGAAGCAGAAGCACTAGTTGATGGAGATACACTAGGCGATGCACTTCCAGAAGCACTCGCTGATGTTGAGGGACTAGCGGATGGGCTAGGAGATGCTGATGGAGATTCAGATTCAACACTACTTGGTGAACTACTTGGCGATGCTGATGGAGAAGGACTTGCCGATGCACTAGCTGACGCACTTACAGAAGGAGACGCTGAAGGACTACGAGACTCACTAGCAGATGGTGAACTAGATGGAGAAGGTGAGGCGCTAGGAGAAGCAGAAGGTGATGGTGAAGCTGACGCTGATGTAGAAGCTGATACACTAGGACTTACACTTGGACTTGCTGATGGAGAAATAGATGGAGAAGCGCTTGGACTGGGACTAGAAGAAGCCGATGCTGAAGCACTGGTTGAGGGTGAAACCGAAGGTGAAACAGATGGAGATTCAGAACCCGCAGTTTGAGTTGTAAAACTCCTCGTAGTCGCCCAGCTACCCCAAGTATTACTTCCTAGAGGGTCAATAGCTCTAACTCTCCAAAAGTATTCAGTAGAAGCGTCTAATTCACTAGCACTAGGTATGGTATAAGTTATCGGGTGTCCACTATCATACGGATGAGTGTCGGGATACACAGTCCACTCAAAATTAGCATCATCATCGGTGGAGGAGAGGATGTCGAGGAGAGGGATGCCAGTAGATGTAACTTCTATATCAACTCTGTATATTCTTGGAGTATGTGTAGCCTCATTTGTTATATATATTTTTGTTTCTATTGCCTGAACTTTTGCCCAAGTCCAACCACCAGATGGAGTTGATAATGTAGTATAACTAGACCACCCAGCAGTTGATGGAGTTGTAGCCGATATTGTTCCAAGTAACTCACCCAATGCATCCGTATAAATTGCAACATTTGTTGTGTCCATTCCTCCTCCACCACAACTATGATATACCCTTGCTCTAACCTGTGTAATTGGCGTAGTTGCGGTTGGAGCATTTGTTCCTTCTGCTTTTAAAAAGTTAGAAGATGTTGAGCCAGTATTTGTTGTATATGCGTTAGTGCTAGTAGAGCCATCAAAAGCATTTGCATTATCTGTCCAAGCAAGACCTGAAGCAGCTGCATCCGAAGCATCAATATAATATGTATTTACACCAGATGGACTCCCTAAACTATCAAACCCACTACTCGTATCCACCTGTACCTCATATTCCACCTCATCACCATTACCGTCTGTTCCTGTAAAGACTAGAGCAGGAGTTACGCTTACACCTGTGGCTGTATCATTAGGAGTTGAGAGAGCAACTGTAGGAGAAAGTTCAGGGATAAGAGCAAAACCTATTACTCCCCAGCCAATAGAAGTTATTGTGTCCGAACCACCATCTATCGTACCAGCAGAAGCCATCTCAGCTCTCATCAGAGCGATAGTTCCATCAGTTCCAGCATTGTCTGAATAAACATCAGGGGTGAGTTGCCAGTTTCCACCAGTTTCTCCATCGAAAACAGCCAGTCCCATAGCGTCATCTGAAAGAGCAACGAAGTTTAACGCCATACCGCCAGCGTAGGTAGTCTGAACGGAAACATCAGAACAGGTAGTAGAAGTGTTGTATGCACTGCCAATAGTTCCAGCAGTTGCGTTTTCTAAAATCCCAGCTACGGTTGTAGCGTTTGCATCCACTCCTGAAAACTCATACATCCTAGCAAACACATCCTCAGAAGTTGAGTTACCACCTGTAAATGTAGGAGCAGAAGTCCCTGTTGACCGCCCTACCCACAGGTATTGCCGACCACTCTCGGCATTACCCACCTGATACTCGCCTATTGCTGTCCAAGTATTAGCTGTTCCATCTAAGGCTGTGATGTTAGTTGCAGAAGTTTGAGTTACTGCACCATCAGTAGTACCATCCTGCAAGATTTGAAGGATAATAATATTCCCAGCCTGAGCAGGGGTCATTCCTGTAATTGTAAAAGCTCCACCAGCGTCTGCTGCACCAGTAGAAGCGTTGACGTATGATACTGCCATTAAATTATATCCCTACCTTTCCCCCAAAATGGGATTTCATCAGATTCTTTCCATCCTTCATAACTTCTTTCATTTCTAAATTGGTCTTTTCTAAACCTTGCTTGTGTAAGATTATTTCCATGTTTAATATCAACTGTAGGAACACTAGATTGGTAATTCTTAGCAGGTAATGTATCAATTCTATCTGGTCTTGAATGAGTACCTGGTTCAAATCCAAGTCTATGGATTCCCTCTTTTAATGATACAAATGTTGAGGTGTCTTTTAAAGACCTAACTTTACCGCCATTTTGTTCTGCTTCTGCGATTAATGCTTCAATTCTTCTTACCCTTTCCTTAAAGTGATTTAACGCTGTCTCTCTGTAACAACTCATACCACTTAGGCTTCTGTGATTATAATAGAGACAATGTCCATCCTTGGCTCTTAGAAACCAAGAGTTTGTATTGTAGTAGTAGACATTATTCTCGTAACCATCAAAATCAAAATGTTCCTTTGGATAGAGTACATCATGTTCTGCAAAGTAAACTATATCCTCTTTCATACTCTCCAACCCTGTAACGATTTGCTTTGCTACTGTTAGATAACTTCTTTCTAAAGGTAAAACAATGTTATTTCCAAGATCAGTAGGAAGTAGGGTTACACTTGTTATAGGTAATCCGATTAATTTAAGCTGTTCTTGTACTCTAGTCATTATCTTAGGCTCTAGTCTATTATCTGAGTAGTAGAGTATTCCTTTAGTTTTATTCTCCCAACCTGGCGGATTAAACCTATCTAATAACCATTGAAAGTCATGAACTGCTTTAGGCCACTTGTTGTCTCTGAATAACTCTTTGCTTTTTTCTCTATTAGCAACTACTTCCTTACCAGACTGTTCATAAGGAAATGAGAAGTCTCCACCCTGTGTTCTGAACATGTGTGCATACCAAGTCTTCTTATTAACCATCACTTTTCCACCACTAAGCCAAGTCTTACAAGCTACTTCCACTCCTTGTTGTCCCCAAGAATAGAACTCCTCACTACAAATATCCAACTCCCAATACTTTTCTCTGGTCAACATAAAGCAACTTCCCTGTAAAGACATAGTCTCTATAATATCTCCCTCTTGTCTCTTGGCTAACTCTGGCCAATATTGAAAGTGCATATCAGTATCAAACCTGTATCCATTACTTTGTGGACTAGTCTTTCCAATCCAAAGAATCTCTTTCTTAGTAGACTTGCCACATTCTAAACATCCACCACTTGGACCCTGATACCTTCGGTGTCCGTTTCTACAAACCCAATCAAAAGCATGTAGGTTTCTCATAGTTGGTACCATTGTCCAATCATCCTGCATCTCGGTTATCATCTTTACATCAAACCCTTTATCAAAAGCTACATGGGCATCACACTTCATTACATATTTAGCAGTACTCATTTTACAAGCCAAATTAGTTGCTGCTCGTTGACCGATTGACTTAGGTAGCACTATAACTTTAACTCTAGGGTCTTGTGGAAGTTCAGGAATAGGGTCTGTATATCCATCACAAACAGCAATAACTTCTGTTTTTCCTTCTATGTTTTCTAGTATGTTTTGTATTGTTTTTCCTAAGAACTCCTCGTTTCTTGCAGGGATTAAGATTGATAAATCCATTTTTCATTCCTTTCTAAAATACTTCTAGTGATATCAGGCGTGTACCCCAAAGACTCAGCCCAAGCCGCCCAGCCATAGACATCCTTTGGGATACACTTAGAATTAAAACCTCGCTTATCTGGGTAGACAAATGTCCACCACAGATTAAAACGAGGGTCGTCTCCATAGACGGCATCCCGTATTGCGTAATAATCTATATTTGCTTTTTCACACACATCGTAGAGTTCTTGGCACTCGGCAACCTTGAATGCTATTGCTCTATTCTCCGAGAGTTTTATCACTTCGGCTTCGTAATTGCTAACTTGGCGGATAGTGATATTTGCGTTGTAGACTGTCTGCATTAACTCAATTACTCTCCTTCTGTTCTCTGGAGTTCCACCAATAATTAAGAATCTTCTTTGTGTCTCATCTAGTAAGGGATGTGCTACTGTCTCACCGAGATACTCTGGCATAAAACAAATATTCTTTCCCAGCTTGTCGCAGGTTCCTGGCATTACTGTACTTCTAACTACGATTAAATCTTCCTCACAGTTTTTGATTACTTCCTCTACGATTGATGTATCCAACCTTCCATTCTTTAAAGGAGTAGGTACACAAATAAATGCTACGTCTGCTTTGGGCTTCTTGGTGTGGACTTCAATAATTGCATCTGGAAATAAACTCTCCATCGCCTTACCAACCCAACCATGTCCAATAATCTTTACCTGCATTTCCTTAACCTCCTAAGTCTTTTGATTTCCTCTTTAGAATACTGAACTAAGTTATTTCCTTGTGTTCCGCTAGTATCTCCTGTCAACTTGTGGTAGTAAGTAAGTCTATCTCCCATCTTCTTAGCCATCTTTAAAACAACTAACAACTCTGCAAAAATCTTATCTCTTAGTTCTTTGTCTTCTATATCCCAAACCAAATCTCCAACTCTCCTAGTTTGTTCACATATCCCTATTTCTCTGTTTACCCTGTGAAGTAAAACATCAAGATATTGCATTTATTTTCCTCCATTCAGCTTGATACTTAGGGTCTTTCCAGTCTTGTGGCCAATGTGGTATTGGCATAAAGTGTTCTATTAACCATTCCATCTTGCGAGTCGCCTGTGGCCACCTATCATTCATCCAATAATCATAAAACCACTCTCTTTGGTGTCTCATGGGCCATTTATTGATAAAGTAACCTCTACCCCATTGTTTCCCTTTATGAAGATGGGCATACCATGTCTTTTTATTTACCATTACCTTCCCACCAGATAACCAAGTCTTATTTGTTACTTCCTCTGAGTCTAAAATGAAGTCATCACCAGTAGGAGTAGGCATGAATTGACCTATGTTTAGAAAGTGTTGCTTTGGCATGAAATAACAAGAACCTTGAAAGGTCATTGTCTCATCTAATAAAATATCTTGTCTCTCTTTGGCTCTTTCGTACCATTTACCACCCAATCTAACTGATTGAGTCTCAACCCAAGGGAAATTAACAAACTCGTAGTCAATAATTGGTCTGTCTTTTTTAATAGCCCATTTCTCTCCATCTAAACTGTATCTTCGGGGGACTATAATCCAGTTAGGCTCGCACTCTGCTGCTAGAATAACATCAAATCCCTCTCCGTACATACAATGAGCATCTGACTTCATAATGAAATCTCCTTTAGCTTTTGCAACGCCTTGCATTATTGCGGACTTCATTCCTGGCTTACCTTCTTTTTTCAATACTACGAGGCCTTCTCTTGGGATTAGTTCTTGGTCGTTCTCATCAATTACTGCAATAACTTCAATCTCTCCTCTTGCGTTATCTAAGAGACTGTTTACAGTTTGCTGTAAAAATCTTTCGTTTCTTGATGGTATTATTACACTCAACATACATATTATGAATAGCTCAATCCAGTACGATTGTCCCAAATATAACTAAAGTTTGGAACTCCACCTGCATATTCCATCGCTGTTAGATTACCGCTTCCATCAAATGTAAGTTTTCTTATCTGCCATTTTTCTTCACTAACTAAACTTCCTGGTGAAGCCAAGCCAAGATAGATAGGATTACCACTTCCATCGTATTCAATTCTTATCGCTAGGTTAGAAGCATTTAGTCTTTGAAGATTTTGACCATCTCCACCCATTATTTCTACAACTGGAACTAGATAGTCTTCATCAAAACCTAAGTTTTGAATCTCCTGTACGCTGTATTTAATCTTTACTGGTGGCTTAGTTGGCATTTAACCTCCTTAATGTACTTTTAAGATTCTCATTCTTTAGGAGAAACTCTGCATAATTAGCAAGTACCTCTAATCTAACTACTGACCTAGTCTCATCAGTAAGATTATTTAGCATCTCAAACTTACCAAGCATCTTTTTAACTGCTTCTTGGTCGTTTGCTACTTCTCCATTTTTAATTTGTAATTTAATGTATTGGTCAATCATATTGATATCATCAAAAAACATCATGTCTTGATCTTTCCATTGTGTACCTAGACCAAAGTAATCTTCTAAGAAGTCTTTAGTCTCTGTATATGGAGTAGGCACATTATCAGTAATCTCCTGTATGGGGTCATTTTTAGCCTCAATTTTAGGAGCTTCTGCTATCTCTACTTCATCTGCTTTTCTAAATACTACATCTGACATTATGATATTTCCCTTCCGCCTGTTAAACCCTGCATTAAATGATTAATTTCACCCTGTATGTATTTAACATGCCTTCTATCGTTATTTTTAACTGCTAATACCAGTTCTTCTCTATATTTTCTTATTGCAGGATTTGTTGATTCTCTAAGAATCTTTCTTATCTGCGTCTCATATTGGTCTCTCCAAAAACTATTTGGTGCAGATGCCCATAATTCCTCTAATTCATTCAAATCCTGTTTCCTTGTCCAATCATCCATAAGTTGTTTCCTAATGCTTGGTCTCCCTCATTAGGATGGAGAGACCAAAACAACTCATTTATCCTAAGCTGCTGCGAATCTCGCTGCTAGTACCCAACTTGAGTTGAGTATTTTTGAAGCGAATGCACCTGCCCAAGAAATGTAAGATACTCTACCTGCTGGGGAGTTTGAATCCACAACGTTTGGTAAAATAAATAATTGAGGTTTGTTTGTTTCTAAGTCGTAGACTCCGAAAGAATCTGCTCCATGAACATAAGTGTAATATCTAGTTACTGCTGAAGAAGCTGTTGAAGCTGCTTCTATTCCTGAAGACACATCTTTATTTAAGAGCCATCTAACTTGATACAATTCACCCATTTCTCCTTTGTACAATTTTTGTACATCAGAGTATGTCTTAGCATTTACCCATGTTGTATCTCCGAGTAACTTGTACTTAGAGATTGGGTCTGTTTTACCAATATAAAATCCATCTGGATATAATCTGGTTTTTGCTAATTCTAAGGTTTGAACCATCAATCTAATATTACAAGCATCTAACACATCTCCTGCTGCGAAGGATGCGACATGATGTCCATTTGGATAAAATGCCGTTCCATTTTGAAGTTCATTTCTGACTAGTCTGTTTAGGGTTTCTCCCATATTTTGACCGACTAATGCAACTTTCTCTTTCATTCCAGAATCAATAGAAACTGTAGTTAAAAGTCTGCCATGAGTGGTAGTTAAACCATATTCAGATAATGTCATAGAAACTGTACTTGCATTAATAGGACATGTGATTGGCGATGATGCTTCCCCGAGTGGGTCAGTTACTATCGTCAATGGATTGTACCTAGTAAAGTTTACAGTTCTGCCTTCATTTGCTGGATGAGTTCTTTTCTGTCCTCCTTCTTCAAGAATGAGTTCATACTCAGACCTAGCTAAGAATACTTTTTCGTAGTATGTCTTAACTTCCTGTGCCAAATTACTTGTAACGCTTGTATTAGCGTCTGCTGTATCAATACCTACACCGATTGCTGCCATAATTTAATTCACCTCACTTCCTGCCAAGATTAAACGTGAACTATCCCTAAATCTCGTTCATGTTCCTCTATTGTCTTTTCAGAAATAGGTTTCTCTTGTTTGCGTACTGAAGTTGGTCTTAGAGCAGTCTCAGATACCTGCTTGGCAATATTCTCATTAACTTGTCCAACTTCCTTGGTTACTGCCTCTAAATAAGGCTCCATCAGCTCGTCTACAAACTGCTTAACTGATGCTTGATACGGATTGGCCCTAACGTGTGCCTCTACCGCTTTTGTAACCGAATCAGAAAGTTTTTTATTGAATACTTCCTTATTATCAGGGTCAAGTTGCGGATATTTACGAACTGCATCCATAGCCTCATTATTGATTCTATTGATAGCATTATTCTGCTTTATCCTTAACTCAACTATTGCATTTGCTGTTTTAGTAATGTCCTGTTGGACTTTATCTACACTCAATTCTTCACCGTCTTGATATTGCGGATACTGTGGAACAGCTCCTGGCTGTTCAACGCCTATCGGCTCTGTGATTTCCGCTAATTTTTCGGCTAAGGATTGTGCTCTAGCTTCTGCTTCTAGTCTAGCTTCTCTTTCAGCTTTCGCTTTTTGATTAAGCTCCCTAATTCTTTGGTTAGCACCCTTACCTTCTGACGCTGTTTCAGTTTCAGTAACCTGTTCCTCAGTTGCAACTTCGGCCTTTGGTTCTTCAACTTCCTCAGTTGTTTTTTCTAAAGTTGGCGATTCTTCTTGGAGACTCTCTCCCTCTTTTACGCCCAAATCATCTATCATGATGTTCACCTCCTTACCTCACACCTGTTTCGTAGTGCGATGAAACGTTAGTCTTAAAGACTAAGAGTTAAGTGTATTTGGAAAGACACTCAACTCCTAACCTTTAAAATTGGTAAACCTGATTCTTTGATACCAACGAGTATTTGATTCGCTCCAATCCAACTTGCGTGTTCAAGGTCGCAGGACTTACAAATGATGTAGTAACCCTGCTGTCTCCATTCGTGAACTCCTTTAGGGACAAAGTCAAAATCTGGTTTTGTGAAATCAAGTATTTCCTCCTCTGGTTTATCTTCATTTTTCTTCTCCTCCACTTTCTATGGCCTCCTTTGCATCTTGTACTACATTTTCTATTTTTCTTAGCACTCCCTTAACTTGACTGATAACAATAGCGTTTCTTCCTATTTCCTCCATTGGAAGCCCTTGTGCCATAGCTGTATCATTTATCTGCTCTAACTGTTCTATAGAATTATCAAAGTGCCTTTTTAATATTTTCCAAAAAGCATTTTCTGAACCTGCTGCTAGGATTTTCTCCTCTGTTAAATCTCTATCATCAGATGGTTTCTGGTCTATGTACCCCTTGATATTGAATATCTCTGGCCTTAATGCACTAGTATCCTTCATAATTATTGTACAAATCCAGTATTACCTATTGGACTTACACCCATTGGATTCTGTTCAGGTGGTTCTTGTTGAGGTGGTTGAGGCATTCCACCTTGTTGAGGTTGACCTGGCATCGCTGGAGTTTCATTAGGATTGCTATTCATCTGCATAATAGCCTGTTGGAACTGGTTAGCATCATTTGTTAAAACTTCGTCTCCAACTTCTGCTGGAGTCATCTCTACTAATATCTTATCCCAATCTTGAATACCAGAATTACTAACTATTCTTTTCATCAACTCACCAAACTTAAAATCATAACCTTCTTCTTTTAATTTCATCTGTAAAAGATTTCCCTGTGGTGTTTGAGCTTGCTGGAAAAGTGTTAGAAGATTTCCCATATTTTGTTGTTGTTGCTGTTGGTCAACTAAGTAAGTAGAACCTGGTACAACTTCATAATCATAAAGTCCTGAATCTTTCTTGATTGAGAGTTTTCCAGTATCTTCATTGTAGTTTTCATTTATATCTGGATAGCTTCTACCTATTTCTTCAATTTCTTCCTCAAACATTCTAATCTGAATTGCACTAGACTGCTTCTTTGAGAGTAACGTGCAGAACTTTTTCATTACTTGACCCATATAAGACTCCATATAGAACCTATCTGCGTTATCTCTGGTATTTTCTCTCTGTCCTTGCATCTTTAGGGCTTGTGGAGTCCTTCCGAATGATGGGTCTGTTTGTGCTGTAGTCTGTGTTTCAGTTGTTCCAAATAGGTTCAAAATTGAGGCTGTAGCGACCTGATAAACATTATTAAAGGTTTGAATACCCTGTGGAGAAAGCTGTAAAGGTGTTGCAGCATTTGAGATTTGGTTTCTAACTAGCCATTTAGCTGCTGCTGTTTGTGAAATTGAACTCATAGAAGCAATATTGTCCTTATTTATCAAAATTGGAGGAAAAATAGACATTTTGACTGCATCTAAGTAAAGATTCCAAGCTGAGTTGATGGTTTTTTGCATGGATGCTCCTCTTTCAAAGTCTGACATACCCATAAAGTCATCTAAAAGTGGAATTGAATATTTGCATTTAACTGGAAGGTCTCCGTCATCGTGTGGATTTTTTCTATCTCTGAAGACTTCGTCTGCATCTACTACATAATCAACCCATCTGTCTCTTTCAAACATTGAAAGTACTTCGTAGTATCCTGCACCTTTAGCTGGTTGTTGATATGGATATTCATTACTTTCTCTTTGGGAAATGCTTGTTGCCTGATTTCTTGCGTGTTTAGAACCAGATTTGTTTTTTAAGTCCCTGATTATCTTATCTAAGTTAGTAAATCCATCTTTTTCTTTTAATCCTTCAAAATAAGAAATTGGTTTCCAGGTTCTAGTAATTACATAATCTGAATCTTCTAAGGATACTGCACCGATTTGTGGAAAAACATCTCTAATATTTAAAATCCATAGGTCTGGGCCTACATATCCATTTGGTTTTACATCCCAATCTATCAAAGAGAACATATTTCCGTAGATATTGGAGTATAAGTCCATCATTCTCATCTTAGTTAAGAAGTCAAACTGTGCATTAGCATTTGGTATAACATATTTTTCTAAAACTAGGTTTTTAAGCATGGCTCCACCTATATCATTCTTAGAAATGCCTCTAATTTTACCTGTTGGGAGTTGGGCCATTACTCTATAAGACCTTTCAATCGCTAATGTGGATAACTTGGGGTCAAATACTTGTGATTTGGTGGTTTGGGAGACATTATCATTAACCTGACCATGAAAAAGTTGTTCTGCGTTATCCCATGAATCTCTTTTAGTAGATAAGTAATCCTCTGCCAGTTGTCGTCTTGTCTTAATTTCTTGTTTTACTTCCATAAAAAAAGCACTCAATTACGAGTGCCTATTTCCGCTTATTTTTGCGGATATTTAGCAACATAATGCTATCAAGTGCTAATTAATTTGTCAAGCCCCTTGTTCCATTAGCGATAGCCAGAACTTATGTTTCATTTCTTCAAAGCATTTTGCACATCTCATTAACCTTTCATTTCTAAAGAGTCCATACAGTAGATTATTATCACTAACTGTGTATTCCCTGTTACACTTTAGGCAGGTCATTGATGGTTCTTCTAACTGTTTATAGCTCATCTTTATACTTCTTCCTCCTATTCTTTACAATATTTATGCTCGTTAGGTCTGCTATGCCATCTTTTAGCCTAATATTTACTGTTATTTGGCCGTATGGCTGTTCCTTGATTTCCCAATTCAATATTGCGTGAAATAGTAAGTTCTTCAATAACAACTTTTTTAAGTTTGAGATATTTTCTTGCATCTGTATAAATTACTACATTGTAATCAGATATCTTACCATCCGCTATTTTGAGAACAAATGTAAATAATCCGTCTTTTTGAGACTGAATATCCTTCTCTATATCCAAATGTGCTGGTATATTCTTCTCTGGTATTTCAAAAGCATCATATTTCATTAGTAAAATCCACCCTGAAACATCTTTTGGTCGTTAGGTAGGTCAAACTCGCTAGTATCAACCTTCCTAAGTGCATCAAACCCATACCTGATTGCATCCATCGTGTGATTAAAGATAGGCGATGGTTCATTTGTTATCTTACCATCTTTGTCAACTTCCCACAAATAGTTCCTATACTCTTTAATTAGGTTCGTAGAACGCTTTGTAACGCTAATTCTCTGGTCTTGAACGAATTGTATCCCCTGAGTAACGCTATCTTTGCCTTTTAAGACTGGCATTACGTTTACTCCGTAGCTTCTAAGCTCATCTATTGACTTAGGTTCTGCGGAATCTGCTACAACCATGACTGAAGGGAACTCTAAGTTCATAATATAATCCGCTATTTGTTTATTTGACATGCCCTTTTGGTAAAGTTGCTCATTTAGGATATATCCTCCGTTGTAATAATAGATTTCTACAAGTGCTGAAGGGTCGTTTGAGTATCCAAAGTCCAAACCTCTCCTCTCTAGTCTTGCTTCGTGAGGTATTTCGTCAATAAATTGCCAATCTTTGTAAATCTTACCCTCTGAATCTC